CGGGCTTTCGCCCGGATACTGGATCAGATTTCCTGATCCTTGCCTTGGCTCTAGCGGACTCCCGTTACGGTTCATACCGACGGCCCGCTACTAAGTCCTTGTTGGGTTCATAACCTCCCAGGTGACTAAAGTAGGTTAAATCCCTACTTGCTTTAGGCTTTCTGTCATTATGACAGGTACTCTCCTCGAGTGTTAACACGCTCATTGTAATTGTTGGGAGTAACATGGAAGCGACTGGAAAGACTCGTACAAGAAGTTTTTATACATCTCGTCATGAGTCACAGACTGTCTGGCTCGACAACGAAAGTTCGTTCGAGAATCCTCAGTTTACTAGTTTTGAAAACCAAGTGACTGAGGGTACCGAGGGATCTAAAAATCCTTATCATCGGTCCCAGATCCGTTCTGTGGTGTCCGCCACGACCCCTTATCAGGGTAATAAGTGGACATTTCAATTCAGTCCTTTCATTGGCTCGCGCGCAGGTTTAGTTGATCTGTCAAATGTTGGCAACGATTTCGAGTATCAAGCTCGCCGTCGTGGCTTTGCATATGGCGTCTACTTCGGGGGATTACCCCCTGAGGTCCCTACTACTGGGCTAGACCCAAGTTCGAGTACCACCGCCAACAACCAGGCCATCCAGAAGCTTTACAAGGCGCTCGACGGTTTCGAATCCAGCGTTGATGCTGGAGAAGACATCGGCGAGATTTCCTCTACGCTTCGGATGCTTCGATCACCAATGTCATCTTTACGTGGTCTTTTAAACACCACGTTAGATAAACATGCTGCTCTTTTGAGCAGTATAGCCAGAAGTAATTCTCTTCGAAAGAGAACACTGAAGGCTATAGGTGACACGGCCCTTGAGTATAACTTTGGGATTCGTCCCATCGTTAATACGTTAGCTGGCGCTCTTGTTGGTCTCCAGAATAGAGACTACATAGCCCACTACTACCCGTTTCAAGCTGAAGGCTCCGAGGAATCTACCAACTTACAAGAAGGTGGAATTTCTGGCGGAGGTATCAACTTTGACACAATACGGATAAATCGTTCTGAGATATCCGTTAGGTATCAAGGTGTGTGGGGTGTTAGAGCAGACGTTCCAAAACGTTCTGTTAACGACGTTTTGAGGCTTCGGCTTCAGGATGTTGTCCCCACTATATGGAATCTTATTCCATATTCGTGGCTCGTTGACTATTTCACCAATATTGGTGATATAGTCGGAAGTCTCTCGGTCCCATGGGGCGGTGTCAGATGGTGCGTCGTGACTACCCGAGGTAAAAATACCTCGATTGATAAGGTAGTGCGTATGGTGCCATCTGAGTACGCCCGTATTGACCAAGAGAGTTTCACGCCTGGTTCCTGTACCGTGACATGCAAGGCCTTCACGCGCGCAGTTGTGTCAGATATACCCCGACCGTCATTCTCTTTGAATGCGTCGTTGTCATCTGGTCAACTGAGTAATATCGGCTTTCTCCTTGCAGCTAAGATTCCCCTTGTTAGGGCTCTTACCAAGGCAGCAGTCGATAAGCACAGCGATCTACCTTCCGCTTTTGCGGGTGAAGTAGGTCGTCGAGGGCTTCGTGTGCCATATCCCTTCCACAGATCTTAAAAGGATCCGTTACATGTCTATCTCACTGAGTGCAATCACCGGTACCGCTGTGACTGGACTTACCAGTCCGACGTATACCCCTACGGCTGATACACCTCCGAATGCCTGGTCGAAACAGTACGCGATTACCGCCATTGGCGGTACGCAGACTGGTGTCGATACGGCCTCTTCGGCGTCTAAGCCCTGGGTATTGACGTTCTCTCGGCCGCAAAACGTGAGGCAGTTGAATGCAGTTGATGCAAACAATATCCTCCGTGTTGTTCCGATGAACGTTTACGTCGCGTCTCAGAGAAAGGGGGTTCTCCCCCTCGCTGGGCAGCCTGCGAAGGCTGCTCTTTTCCGAACGGAATTTCGTATTCCGGCCGGCTCTGATACGGCTGATGTGCCCAACATCAAGGCAGCTGTCAGCTGCTATCTCGGGGCGCTTGTGCAGCAGGCCAACGGTCTCGTTGACTTGTTTACACAGGCTGTCCTCTAACTGCAAGGTTAGGGGCCTCAATGACTAAAGTCATTGCGGCTGGTCGCAAGGTTGTGACCAGTCGAGATCTTATCGCCACTCTTATAGGGGCGGTACTTGGACCAAAGACGGCTGGAATTTTCCATTCGGCTTTGGATGGCGTTTGTTCTATCAATTTCTGATAGACCTATAGCGCCTGTTCGGCATATCAACACAAGGTAACAATCCATGTCATCAGTAACATCGGACGCTGTTTACAAAGCCCTATATGAGGATCTACAAGAGGAGTTAAATCGTTCTGTCGTCTGTGAAGACGGCAGAGATCTCGGGATTACGCGTTTTGCTTGTCAAGCACTTAGGGATGGGTTTCTTTCGAAGCTCATACCTAGGGATACTAGCAAGCTTGACCGTGTTGCATATAATACTTTTGTACGATCTAACGATCGTTGCAATTTGTATAATGCTACAAACACGGCCAATTCATTCCCTACTTCAGGGGATGAGTCAGCGTATGGCGAGTTCAAGAAAATCCTTGAGGATTTCTTTCTTGCCGACCTGGGATCTGACTGCTCTTTGACCTGGGCTAACATCGCACTGAACGCGCGATGCGGTCCAGGGGCGGCAGTGATGGCCAACGGTACGTCTCACTATAGTAAGATGTACTCTGGTCCTCTCACTGCTACCAGTTCTCAATTGCTGCGTCTATATGCAGCCGACATCGCCATGTGGCCTGAGGAATCTAATGCGGAAATTATCCGCCAAGAGAACTTCGGCTCACCAACGATAGTTGAGGGTTCACGTTCTTGCTTCGTACCTAAAAGTGTGAAAACTAGCCGTATGATCTCCGTCGAGCCTACGCTGAATATGTATTATCAGCTAGGCCTCGGAGAGATACTTAGGACCCGCCTTTTGCGGTTCTTCGGTATCGATCTTGAGACACAGCCATCCGTCAATCGATGGATGGCTTGCCTCGGATCTCGCATCGATGCAAGCTACGGTGATGGTTTTGCGACCATCGATCTTAGCTCTGCCTCCGACTCTATCTCTCTTGGTTTCTGCAGCGAAGTGATTCCTGAGGACTGGCTTTCAGCCATGATATCCTTAAGATCACCAGTTACGAAAATCAAATTATCACCGACTTCAAAGGTGATAGAAGATAGTGGCGATATCGATGTGCAGCTTAATATGATATCTACGATGGGAAACGGTTTTACGTTCCCGTTGCAGACTGCCATATTTGCTGCGATGGCTTCAGCTTGTATCTCCGTTTCTGACGGTGTCAGTTCTCATCCCAGGGCGTCCTGCCTTGGGAACCTGGCAGGTCAATTCTCTGTCTTTGGTGACGATATCGTCATTAGAGCCAGGGAATCAACCAGATTGCTGCGTCTTTTAAGGTCTACTGGGTTTGAGCCCAACCTTGATAAGACTTTTCACTCCGGTGACTTCCGCGAGTCGTGTGGCCATGATTATTATCGTGGCTTCAATGTCCGACCGGTGTTCCTTCGTAAGATGGACTCGGAGACGGATCTCGTGGTTCTCGTAAACCTCCTGGCGGATTGGGGGACTCGTAACGGTGTCAATGTTTCCAAGACATTAGCATACTTATTGTCTGGGCTTTCCCAGATAAATATTGTGCCGATGTCCGAGACTGAAGACGCCGGTATTAAGGTTCCTTACTCCGTTGCTATGGATAGAAGAGATCTGAGAGGCGGTCAACATCCGCAGTATCAGTCTTTTATCTATACCAAGAGGTATGCGCACTCTAAACGGATGCGCATTTCCGATGGGGAGATTCATACCCCATTCGGGACGAGACGGCACATCTATAATCCTTCCGGATTGTTGATGTCGTACCTCAGAGGTGAGGTGCGCAACTGCTCTATTACCCTTGTGGTAAATAAGCCGTTGTACCGTACGAAGCGCGCTGTAGCTCCCAACTGGGACTATAGCGTTACTACTCTCGAGGATCGACTGATTGGTCGAGACTTGAGTCCCACCGAGTTCACCACTCGGTATGCACAGCTTATCGGTTCTGCGTTGGCAATTGCCAAACGTAAATCCAGGAAGTAGTGCATAGCCCATAAGATGGGCATGGGGGGCCTCGGCTTTACCAGCCGGGGGAGACACACAATCACTCATGTGTCTTTGGAAACGGG